TTGCTCAAAAACAATCATCATTCAAACAGTCAAATACATTAGAGGAAAAAGTAATTGATTATAAATACTTACGTACTGAATATTTTACTAAAAGATCACAAAATAGAGCCGATGTAAAGATTGATAGAACCTTAAAAGGTAAACAAGGTGAAATTCCAGTTGAGAAAAAAATGACAGATATGTTAACAGATGAATTAGCTGTTGCTTTATTATATCAATGGAAAGAAGGATATCTAACTTCTGTTTTAGATGAGCCTTTAAAAATATACGCTCAAGAAAAAGGATTATTAGAAGGTATAAAAACAGATGGATTAACACAAAAATTTGCTGAAATATTATTAAAACTAATTAATAATAAACAAATTAAACCATTAAGTAAAAAAGTATTTACGGTTAAAAAGAAAGAAAAAGCACCTATGTCTAAAGATGATATTGACGCTTATTATAAATCAATCGGTATGGATGCTCCAGATGGTGAAAAAGTTGATTTAACAGGTAATGATAATCTATTCGGTGATGAAATAGATGATGAGGAAGATTAAGATTTTTCATAATAATGTTTGTTTATTAGATAACCTCCTTATAGTAGGTTTTTCTTTTTCTATATATTTATATATAACTATTATATATAATATGGCTGATCAACAACAAAATATAAAAAATATAATTAGACAAGAATACGTTCGTTGTTCTCAAGATCCAATACATTTCATGAAGAAATATTGTATGGTTCAACACCCAACAAGGGGACGTATTAGTTTTAATTTATATCCTTTCCAAGAAAAAGTATTAAAATTATGGTTGAAAAATAATTATAGTATTATTAATAAATCTCGCCAATTAGGTATATCTACTTTAGCTGCTGGTTTTTCATTATGGACTATGATATTCCATAAAGATAAAACAATTTTATGTATTGCAACCAAACAAACTACAGCAGTAAATATGGTTGATAAAGTACAGTTTATGTATCAACAATTACCAAGTTGGCTAAAAGGTAAAGATAAACCCACATCTGATAATAAATTATCATTAAAATTAACTAATGGATCTCAAATTATAGCTTCATCAGCTGCTGGCGATGCTGGTCGTTCATATGCTGTATCTTTATTATTAATAGATGAAGCAGCCTTTATTGAAGGTATTGATAGAATATATACTAGTATTAAACCTACAATTTCAACTGGTGGTGGATGTATTGCTTTATCATCACCTAATGGTGTTGGTAATTGGTTTCATAAAACATGGGTCTCATCTCTAAATTCAGAAAATGATTTTATCCCTATTAAATTACCGTGGAATGTACATCCAGAACGTGATGAGGTTTGGTTTGAGCGTGAAAAACAAAATATGGGACCTAAAGAAATCGCTCAAGAATACGAGTGTGACTTCTTAGCATCCGGTAATAATGTTATTACTAATGATGTTATTGAATTTTATGAAAAAACATATGTAATAGATCCTGTTGAACGACGAGGTATGGGTGGTGATTATTGGATTTTTGAATATGCTAACCCAACAGAAACTTATGTAGTTTGTGCTGACGTTGCTCGTGGAGATGGAAGTGATTATTCAACATTCCATGTTATAGCTACTAAAGAATACAGACAGGTAGCTGAATTTAAATCTAAAATAGGTACTCGTGAATTTGCTCGTCTATTAATTACAGCCGCAGCTGAATATAATAATGCTTTACTCGTAATAGAAAATGCAAATATTGGTTGGGATGTAATCAACACAGTTATTGAAAATGGATACCCTAACTTATATTATTCTCCAAAAGGAACTGATATGTCTATTGATAGTTTTGTTTCTAGAATGGATAATAATCAAACAGTTCCCGGTATCACTAATTCAACCCGAACTCGACCTTTATTTATTTCTAAATTAGAAACAGCATTACGTGAACGTCAATTTGTTCTTCAATCAAAACGTATTATTGAAGAGTTAAGAACATTTATATGGGATGGTGGTAAAGCCCAAGCTCAAAATGGGTATAATGATGACTTAACAATGGCTTTATCTTTTGGATTATATGTTAGAGATACAGCTCTTATATATCATCAGAATGGTATGGATATTACTAAAGCAACCTTAAATTCATTTTCTATCTCTCAACCTAATACTGTTGGACTTTCACAAGATTTAGCTTCTAATTCATGGAAAATGATAGATACACACGGAAATAACTATGATTTGGATTGGTTATTATAGGTTCTTAATTATATTTAATATTTATAATATATAATATATGCCGAACATCATAATATGAGTATAGATACAAGTCTTTTTGGACGATTAAAAAGGTTATTTTCAACAGATGTAATAATCAGAAATATAGGGGGTGATCAACTAAGAACTATCGATGTTGATCGTTTACAAACCTATGGTAATATTCAAACCAATTCATTAATTGATAGGTTTAATAGAATACATGCCGGTAATTCAAAGTTAGCTTATACGCCCTTAATGAATTACCAAACACTTCGTACTTCATTATATACTGATTACGAAGCTATGGATACAGATGCTATTATTGCATCTGCTTTAGATATTATAGCTGATGAAGCTACGTTGAAAAACGAGCAAGGAGAAGTATTACATATTAAATCGTCAAATGCTAAACTACAGCGTGTATTATACAATTTATTCTATGAAGTATTAAATATAGAATTTAATTTGTGGTCATGGATTAGGACAATGTGTAAATATGGTGATTTTTATTTACATTTAGATATAGCCGAAAAATATGGTGTTTACAATGTAATGCCTTTTTCAGTATATGATGTTCAAAGAGAGGAAGGTAGTAACCCTGCTAATCCGTCTTATGTTCGATTCAAAATTAATATGAATCTAGCTTATGGTTATGCTACAAATACAAATCGTGATGATTATTTTGAGAATTATGAAATTGCTCATTTTAGACTAATATCAGATCCATCATATTTGCCTTACGGTCGTTCATATCTGGAACCAGGTCGTAAAATATTCAAGCAATTAAATTTAATGGAAGATGCGATGTTAATTCATCGTATTATGCGTGCTCCTGAAAAACGTATTTTTTATACTAATATAGGAAATATTGCTCCAAATGAAGTAGATTCATATATGGAAAAAATGAAGCAACGTATTAAAAAAGTACCATATGTTGATCCAACAACTGGAGAATATAATTTGAAATATAATATGATGAATCTAACGGAAGATTTCTTTATTCCGCTTAGAGGAAATGATAGTACTACTAAAATAGATACATTAAAAGGTTTAGAATATACAGCAATAGAAGATGTAACTTATTTACGTGATAAATTATTTGCTGCTTTACGTGTTCCTAAAGCTTTTATGGGGTATGAGAAAGACTTAACAGGTAAGGCTACACTTGCTGCTGAAGATATTCGATTTGCTCGTACAGTAGAACGTATTCAAAGAATTATTGTATCTGAATTAACTAAGATAGCTTTAGTTCATTTATATACTCAGGGATTTGATAATGCTGAATTAACAAATTTTGAATTATCATTAACAACTCCATCAATTATATATGAACAAGAAAAAATTGCTCTATTAAAAGAGAAAGTTGAATTATCTAATAATATTATATCTAATAATTTATTACCATCTGATTACATATATCATAATATATTCCAATTCTCAGAAGATGAATATGCACAATATCGTAATCAAATTATTGAAGATAAAAAACGTTCATTTAGAATAACTCAAATTGAAAGTGAAGGTAACGATCCTACAGAATCAGGAATATCATTTGGTACACCACATGATTTAGCTTCATTATATGGTAAAGGACGTTATGGTCAAGGTGAGGTACCTGTAGGATATGATGAAAAAGAATTAGGTCGTCCTCAAGAAAAAGTATCCAATTATGGTACTCAAGACCATGCTTTAGGTAAAGATCCAATTGGTTCTAAAGATATGACCGAACCTCTAAAATCATCAGCTGGTACTGGAGCTACATGGACTTTGGAAAATAATATGGCTTCTATTGAATGGTTAAAAAATAAATCTATGTTAAATGAAATTAAATTTAAAAAGGTAAATGCAATGGCTGAACCTTCTGTTTTAGATGAATCAAATATTAAAGATATATAAATTAATTAATATTTATAACAGAATAATAATAAGACATGCTTAAATTAAAGAATTCCAAATATAAAAATACAGGTATTTTATTTGAACTTCTAATCCGCCAAATATCTAGTGATATTTTATCTAATAAAGATTCACATGCTGTTTCATTAGTAAAAAAATATTTCTCAAAAACGGAATTAGCTAAAGAACATAAATTATACCAAACTCTAATTAATATAAATTCATTATCTGAAACAAAAGCTGAGTCATTGATTGAAACTGTTTCACGTTTATCTGAAAGATTAAACAAATCAATACTAAGAAATGAAAAATATAATTTAATTAAAGAAATTAAAGATAATTACGATTTAGAGAATTTCTTTAAAGCTAAAATTCAAAATTATAAAGTAAATGCGGCTGTATTTAATTTATTAGAAGCTCATAATTCATCTGATTTTATCCATCCTAAAGTAATAATTGATAATAAAGTTACTTTATTGGAATTTTTAACACAAAAACCAATAGATAAAAATCAAGTTAAAGATAAAATATTAGAAGAGTATTCTAAACAAGATAAAGGTACTCGTATTTT